ATCAAAACGACATGCTATTGTCATTGTGGAAATTTTTAAATCTTCAGGCAACGCGCTCAAATCGAACGCTCCCTTTAACTTTTGAAGGCACATTTTTGTTGGTTCATATTTTTTTTGTTCCATTTCTTTCTGATCCATAGAAAGTATTTTAAGTATTATATAACTATACTTTTTTTTCTTTAAGTATTTTATTTTCAATTTTTATAAATGTGTATAAGAAGGCTTATATCTAATGTAAATTTTGCTGCGGTTTTATGGAGAAAATAAATTATAGTTATAAACTAACAGATGGTCACTAAAATAGTATCATGGGACGTGGGTATTAAAAATCTAGCTTATTGTATATTATTAAAAGAAGGGACTAGTTATAAAATACAAAAATGGGACATAGTTGACATCATTGATAGTAAAGATAAAATAAAATGTATATCATGTAATAATAAAGCAATGTTATGGGCTGATAAAGATAAAGATAAATATCGTTATTGCGGAAAACATAAGGGATTGCATACAAAAGTTGCACCTGCGCAATTATCATGTGATAATTATTTTGAAAAAGTTTTCAGTAAGCAAACATGTGATTTTTTACCGGATGGTAAATGCAACAAAGCGGCATATTATTCATGCTCGACTGATAATAAATTTTATTGCGCGACACATCGTAAAAATGTAGTAAACTTAATTAATAAATCTTATATTCTTCAAAAAATACCAAAGAAAAAGTGCAGTTCCTATAGTTCTTCTGAAATATGCCAAAGAATGTATTCTAAACTAGATACTATACCAGAACTTCTTCAAGCTGATGATATTTTAATAGAAAATCAACCCAGTCAAAAAAATCCAACAATGAAAAGTGTCGCCTCTTTTTTATTTGGTTATTTTATGATGAGAGGAATTATAGATAAAGATAAAAGCAATAGTACAATACAAAATGTACGATATATATCACCGTCTAATAAACTGAAAATTGATGAAAATAGAACCCTTCAAGTGTTAAGTAAAGCAGCAGATGAATCTAAAAAATATAAATTAACTAAGAGCCTTGCTAAAAAATATACAACTATTCTTCTGAAAGATGAACCTGTATGGCTAAATTATTTAAATAAATATAGTAAAAAGGATGACTTATGTGATGCATATCTACAGGGATATCATTATTTTTATTCTAGAATTGATAATAGAATGGAAAAAAAGAAAAAGATTAATCCTCCCAAGAAGGACAAAACTAAAATATTACAAGATAATAAAAAACCAGATGATGACGTAAAATCAAATAAAAGTTTAAAACAAATTAAAAAAAAGAAAAATAAGACATTGCGTGACGATAAAAAAAGTTCAGATGAAAAGAAAATTAAAGTGACTACTTAATATGAATTAAGACCACACTTTTTACATATTTCAATTTTAGAAGTATGACCACATGGTTCATAATAAGAAGAATCTGGTTCCCAATGATGATTACATTTTTGTAGCATAATACTATCAATCATTTTAATAGTATTATTCTGAAGTTTTACCACCTCATTGATATATTTTAGATTTTTATATACTTGTTTTTTTAAAATTTGTAAATCAGAAATGTCTCTAGTTTCATCATCCATATTTAATAAGTGTATAAAAATTTATAAAAGAATATTGTCATATTAATTAATAATCAACATTTATTGCTTCATCTTTTTTTCAATAGTAAGCCCCATTGTCTCCATTAATGTATTTTTTGCACGCGGTAGAGGTTTAGATCTTTTTAGTACAAGATTATCTGAATCGGATGAATTATTATTTTTAGAATGAACCATTTTATCCTTAGATTCGGAAGTTATTGTTGGAGCTGTGTAAAAAAGAGGAGGTATTGTGACAACATAGTCTCGAGCTCCTTTTTTATTGGATAATCTAAATTCTTCAATTGACATATGTCCTCCATATTTTTTCAAAATAAGCCACGAAGATGCAATATTAATATCATTGGTATTTGCAAAAATAATATTATACAGCTGTTTCATAAGACTATATCTATCTGATACTTTATAATCATTTATCGTATTCACGTTGTATGCTGCAGCACAGCTATAACTGCAAAAACATCCAAAAACAAAATATTTATTATTTTGAAATTTTTCTGGTATAAAGCACGGCGTATTATTAAAAGAGTGATGATCCCACCAGCAACATTTGTCAGTATTATCAACTACAACAGTTTTTCCATCTTCCGCATCAACAAGATTTAAATCCATGGGAATAACTATTTTATCGCGTCCACTATAAAAATTTACAGTTCCTTTGAATTCTTTTAATTCATTTTTTAAATTATTAATGACCCTTTCTTTTTCTTGCAGTTTTTTGACCAACGTTTTTGAATTAGGATCAAAAGCATTATATCTTTCGGATGAACTATTACTAACATCTGTTAGAGTAAATATATTATTATCATGATGTTCAGTCGAAGACTCTTTTGGAGCAAATATGTTTTTTGTTGTTTTATCGCTTGAACTATCTGTATTCCCTTTAAACTGGGATACATCTTTCATTGTAATAGGAATTTGAAGAATAATTTCACTTTGTTTCTTCTTTTTACTCCTTTTAGTGGTAGTTTTAGTTTTCTTTTCTTCGGTATTTATAGATTCTGATTTTCTAGGTCGCCCTCTACCCCTTTTTGGTTTGGTTTCCATTAGATAGCTAATTATCTATTTATCTCTTTATATAATACTGTGCATTTTTATATATAAAAAGAGACGAGGTGGTCAATTTCTTTATCTATAAACTACTTTATTCGATAATATCAGTAGTTAAAACAATTGCTATAGCAATGGCTATAGCAATAGCAGTGTAAAATGAAATATAATATAATGTTATATATATACAAGTAATGGATTCTAATAGATTATTAACTCGTGAAGATTTAAGATGCATTATTACAGTATGTAAGGAAACATCTGAAGAAAATGTTAAAAATATTATGTATAATTTGAGAAAAAATAGAAATAGAAATGATATTATAAATACTCATAAAATAACAGAATCTGAATATAATACGATGGTTACTTTTCATAATAAATTTATTGATAGCAGTCCGAATATGGTTGCCGAAGTTTATGATGGATACTTATCTATGAAAGGAGGAAGACGTAAAAGAGGAAAAGGTAGATCTCCGAAACTATCAAGCGCTCAAATAAATAAACTTAAAAATAGTCCCGCAGCTGTGGCTAAGCGTGCTTCGAGAGGTGCGCAAGGTGTAACAGGTGCAACAGGTAAAATGGGACCAGGGACGGCTGCAATGAAGGGAAAAATGGGAACAGCTTTAGGTAAAATAGATACAACTAAAATGAAAGAAATGGCTGAAAAAGCCGGAGCAGAACTAGCAAAACAAGCGGCAGAATTGGGACCGAAGGTAGCCACTTGTGTCTTAGAGGTTACAACACAAGTAGCCGCTACTCCAGGAATGACAGCCGCAGCAAAGCAAAACTTATTAAAAGAATGTATTAAGAGGCATGGTATGGAACAAATGATGAACCATCCGATGGTTGCTACTGCATTGGCAGTATATAATACTGCGCAAGCTGTGCATGGTATTACACAAGACTCTCCAGGAGCAAGTGCCGGTTATCAAGCAATGGGTCAAACAATGGGTCAAACTATGCCTCAGGTAATGGGTCAAACTATGGGTCAAACTATGCCTCAGGCAATGGGTCAAACAATGGGTCAAACAATGGGTCAAACAATGGGTAAAACTATGCCTCAAGCAATGGGTCAAACTATGGGTCAAACTAGTCCTCAAGCAATGGGTCAAACTAGTCCGTCGAATGTAGCTGATAACTCCACATCGCCGCGCACATCTTCACCGAATCCATGGGTTGCATATTGTAAATCTAATGTGGATAATTTAACTTCGCATCCACAATGGCAGAATTATTGTAAAAATTTAATTATCCACACTGGAATGTCGGGTGGCAATAAAAGTTTAGATATTCAAATTATATCCGAATTAAGTACAGATATAGAAGGTTAATAACAAATATATAACATAAGTATGATTTAAATATCATAATTAAATTTAATAAATTAAATCTAATAGCAACTTCTATTAAATTTAAGATGAGATTGTATCTATTTTAGGAATATTTCTTTTTCTTCTTTTTCTTCTAATAATAACTCCTTTACTATTCCTCGAAATGCTATCAGCATTGGTTGTTACAGATGATATTTGAGAATCAGTATCATGAGCTTTACCACTTGACATAATCAATTCTTGTAATTTAGGAGATATGCTTACCTGAGTTCCATCATATGAACCAGATTCTTTCATCATATGTTCTAAATTTTTATATTCTTGTTGTTGAAGATTTTTCTTATGATCCATAATATGTTGTTGGCGAATATATTCTTCGGGTTCCATTTGCATTGGACCGGGTTGAATATGTTGTTGTTGCTGTTGCTGTTGCATTTGATATTGCATTTGCTGTTGCATTTGCGGAGACATTTGTTGTTTTAATGGAGGCTGTTGCTGATGTTGATGTTGTTGTATATTAGTCATGCCCGATGGCATTGTGACGGGTTTAATTAAGTTAGTTGGTTGCTGAGAAGGAGAACTGTATCGAGATCCTTCTGATGCAGTATTAATACTTAACTGCTGTTGAAGTTTATTTAATTCTTCTTGTTTTTGAACCATTTCCTGTTTTATTTGAAATTCTTTTTTGCTTTCATTGAGCATTTTAATATCTTTTGCTTTATTAACAGCAGATTCATGTTGTTTATTGATATATTCTTGTAATTTTTCTCTATCATTATGACCTAACTGATTCATTTTATCAACTTGAGCTTGTCTTCTGAGTTGATCAGTAAGATCTGGATTTTCTGCTAATTTCTCTTGAGTTGATTTAGTATTACCTCCCCCTGCTAAAGCATTTACAAAGTGAAATTTAATAGCACCACTTGTGAGCATAAGTAATAATTTTATTTCTGGAGGAACTGATTTTCCCGGGGCATTATATTTTTCATATAACTCACCAAATACATCATAATAATCAGTAATATCTCTGCTCATTTGCTCAGTCCACCCAGTTAACTTGAGACTAAATGGATCATATTTATCGTTCATCATTTCTAGACCATAAATACAATTAAGCATCATACTTGACATCCAGTTAATAGAGTTATGTTTAGCTCTAATACCACAATGAAGATCATATTCGTACTGCATAGATTTTAGATCTGAATTCATGTTATAATTTTGCGAGAGTGTTACACCTTTTTGAGTTAATTCGCCTAATTTTCTCAACATAGCAAGTTTTTCTAGTCTAATTTCTTCACCCGTCATTACTTTTTCAGGTTCTTTATCTTTTTCTTTATCTTGGTCATTTTTAACGGGTTGATTTTGTTGTTGATGATGTGTATTATTTTGTGTAGGATATGATTGTGAATGTTGTGGAGATGCCTCGTTAAGATTTGCAATATTTATTCCTCCATGCTGGTTATTATTATGTGTAGTGTTGTCGTATGTAGTCGAGTGTCTTCTACTAGATATTGATTCTGTGTCACTATGTTTATCAGATGTATCAATACCTTGATTAAATCCTCCATCTAGAAACTGTCTTTCTTCTTCAGTGACTAATTTATCTTCATTAACAAGATAACCAAACATCATATCAGTTTTATCATCTGTTTTAAGGCCCGCTGTATCATTCGCCTGACTTAGTATACTAGTTACAGCAGATTGATCAACTAAATTAGGTCTTTGATGAAGGCTTTCGCTATTATTCGAGTTTTCTGTATTATTTCCAGACATAAACTAATTTATAATCTCAAATATGAAAGTTATATTTATATTATAACGCAAAACTTTTAAATGTTACATAAAATTGGATAATGGTGGAGGATATAAAGGAGTATTTTTATTAATTTGATCTATATTCTTATAAATATGATCCCTATATGATTTAACGTATGAATTATCATTATTAAAGACTAATTGTAGCAAAAGAAAAGCTATAGAGAATATTATAATTCCGAAAATCCATTTTTTTGCATATTTTTCCTTAAGTTTATGATCTTTTTCTAAAGACATAAATGTATACTACTTCGACAGATTTTTATATCAAAATCTATCAATGTGTTTTATGCGATGTTTAGGCATTAAGCTTTTTAATTGATGCATTAAAGTTTTCTACATATGCGAAATTTTCTTTTATTTCCAAGTTGCTGATATGATGCATGACCATAACAAATAGAAGAGCGACTATGAATGCAACATGGGGTGTATTGTCAAATCTAATAACAAGAAGAAGTGATAGGAATACGACGCGAAATATACTATTTTCGAAAAGATTTCTGATGAAACCTGGTAATTTCACGCGACTTTGAGAGCAAAATATTGCTGCGAATGTAGTCAGGGCTACAAATATGTAGTTATTATTAAGGATACTATCTATTTTGTCATCCATTCTATATATTATGGATATATTTTTGTCGTGCAAATTTGTTATATTTATAACCCAGCGCAGTGAGCTATATAGATTAAAATTTTTTCCTATATTAGTTTATGTATTGTGGCGTTGAAGAAGCATTTGATAATCCACTTCAGCAACAACTTAAAGAATTTGAAAAGGAACAACAAATAAATAATTATAAACAATCTCTTGTAGATAATGTCAAGATGGAGCAAGATGTCAATAGACTAGAGTCACCCCAAGATAATTCAGCAGCAGATGCGAATTATTCTTATTTTACAGCTCAGGGTAATATTGGATCTTTCGAAGGAACAAAAATAAAAGATTTAAAAAGTAAAGATACGACATCGCTCGGATCACTAATTGATACTGATTTGAGTGATTATTCGAATGAATCTTTATTTAGCGAATCTATAAAATCACTTCCTTCGTCTTCATCAGTATCAATGGATACTGTTTCTCTATTAGATTTTAAAAAGAATAAAAAGAAGTATATAAATGAATTGGAAAGCATTGATAATAGTATGAAAGATAGAAGTCATGAATATTATATAAGACATTTCATAAAAGATTTCAAGGATACAGAATCTATTGCATTCAGTAAAAAAGAATATGAAGATTTACACGACCATCTAAAAACTTGTAGGTACTGTAAAGAAGAAATAAAATTACGCTTAAATGGTACTATTGTTGATAATGTACCTGAAAAACAGAATATTATTAAAAAACCAGTTGAGTTAGGTCCAAGTCACGGTTCTTCAATAATGGATAGAGTAGATATTAAAGATGTTGTTGTTGTTATTGTTGTGGGGATTATCATAATTTTCTTATTAGATTTATTTATTAAGATTAATAAAAAGCTTAGGAATTAAAAATTTTTTTTAGTTCTTTATTTTTATCTATATTGAGCCAAGATACGAATAGTTCGTTATCTGATATTACAAGAGTATCCATGTAAACTTTTCGTAATTCTTTGCTAATGTATTTCATACAATCCTTATTATTATATCTGGGTTGAGAATATACATAGGATGGAACTTTAAAAACCATATCTGTTTTATCCATATTATTATAAATATGCACTTTGTCTATACAAGATCCTAAAAATTTTTTATAGATATCTCTTATTATTTTTTCTTTAATTTTTCGATCACTGGTTAATTTATCGACATCAATATATGGCTGCGAGTCATTAATTCTACTTCCTCTTGGAAATAATGTGTCGATGTCTAATTTTTTATTTTGTGTTGCATTAGTTGAAAAAAGATTGCTAATACTAAGTTTATCCATAGATAGTAAGTTTATATTATAGAAATAGATTATTTGTATTGTTTATAATCGTATGTCTTCAATGGACGATGAAATAAGTACTTTTATTAATGACAACTTGTACGAAAATAAAATACAAAAGACAACCGAAGATTTTGAGATACCAATTTATAAATCACAAAATGATGATTCTTATATTGATACTATTGTTATGAGTGGTGGAGGTATTAAAGGAATTGCACATTTGGGTGTTTTGAAAGCGTTAGAGTTAAAAGGGATACTTGATAATATCACAACGTTTGCTGGAACTTCAGTTGGTTCGATGGTACTTTCTTTACTGGTGGTTGGATATACACCAAAAGATATTTACGACATAGTAAAAACTTTTGATTTAGAAAAAATGAAGAACTTATCTTTTTCAAATATTTTGTCCGAGTATGGTCTTGATAATGGGAAAAAAATAGATTTTGTAATGAAAAAACTAATCAGTGCAAAAAATTTATCAGAAAATATTACTTTATCTGAATTATATGAAGTTACATCAAAAAACTTAATCATTACTGCAACATGTTTAAATTCGCAAGAAGCTGTATATTTTTCTCACAAAACGCATCCAGATTTAGAATTATATATGGCCATAAGAATGAGCATATCAATACCCATAATATTCACTCCTGTTAAATATAATGGAGAATATTATATAGATGGCGGGTGTATAGATAATTACCCAATTCATATATTCAAAGATAAGATAGATCGAGTAATTGGAATTTACTTAGGCGAAAGTGTAGAATATGCAGATAATATTAATAATTTAGAATCCTATTTATTAAATATGATAAATTGTTTAATGAAGGGTGTTACTTATAACTGTATATCTGGTTATGAGAAAAGAACAATTGAATTAAATTTAAATGATATTGGTATCAATATGGTTAAATTTGGAATATCAATAGAAACAAAACAAAAAATGTTTAATACTGGATTTTCTCAAACGATGGAATATTTAAAAAAGAATCATAAAAATTAATATACAATCATAATGATGTATCTATTTATTTATCGATTTATCTATCTGTTTAAGGAATCAATTGAGAATTCAAAATAATTTATTAATTATTATGAAAATATTTGGATTACTTAAATAGAAGAATAAATATGTTATATTATTGGATTAATCGGAATTTGTTTTATTTTTTGCGGCATCTTTTTCTAATTTTTTCTTTTTCTCTGCGGCTTTACGAAGAGTTTTAAGTTTTTTGTATTTTTCTTCAAGATCTTCTTTGTTCTCCCATTCCAATTGTGCCATTGCACTGGTTCCAAAATCTTTAAAGATACCGTAACCATCCATGTCAGGATCAGTATTAAATTGAGCAAGATCTTTATCGAGAAGTTTATCTCTATTATCCATGTGTTCACCCATTAATTCTTCAAGACTTTTGTTATATTTTTCGTCGGTAACATTGTGCTCAAATGTTGTTTTATCACCTTCAAGATCTTTAACGTCATCTTTAGTTAGTTCTTTATAAGAATGTCCTGCATTAGTTGCAGAAAACTTATCTCCATCTAGTGCATAAGGATTGTCTTTTCCTTCATGATAAAGTTCTCCATAGTTGGAATCAAACGAACTATAATTTCCATTTGAATCTCCTGTATGCCATGCATTTGGATTTCCAGAGTGAGGAATTAAATCTTCTGGTCCTCCATGTGCTTTCATGAACGCTTCATTAAACTTACTTAGATCAAATCCATCACCCTGTTCAAAAATTTTGTCATGTGTATTCTCTATATCTTCCTGTTCTCGTAGAAGCACAAGATCTGTCATCATGTTATCAGCAGCATCTTCATCAATTTCTTTTGTTGCATCTTTTGAGCGATCGAATTTGTGTTTGAAGTCCATGTTTTCAAAATCTTTTTTAAATTCTAATTTGGCTTCGTCTTTTGTTGTAGCTGTAACACCCGAGTCTTGAATATCCATAAATTCTTCAAATTCTGTTTTTCTCGAGTGATGTTTTTTGCTTGCATCATTTGATAGTTTTTGAAGATCGTCATATTCTTTACGGCGAATATCATTGCTCAAGGTATCAAATGCTTGATCTATTAATTCAAATAAATCACGATCACCTTCTGGTTTATCAGGGTGATATTTTTTTACTAATTTGCGATATGCATTTATTATTTCTTTTTTACCACAGTCGGGTTCTACATTCAAAACATCGTAAAGATCTACCGTCGACATAATATCTATAGAATTGCTATATATTTATATATTTTAGGATGAACGAACAATTCGCACAAGAAAATAAATAATTAATTATTTTCTTGTATATGATTATGGCACAAAGATACCTTTCAAAAGATCGTTATATAATGTGCATGTTAGTTCATGCTTTAGGTGATACTATTGGGTTCAAAAATGGTGATTGGGAATTTAATAATGGAAAAGGAGCAATTTATGTCACTATGGCACATGAATTAGTTGATGAATTTATCTCTTTAGGAGGTGTTAATAGAATTGATATATCTAAATGGATAATTTCAGACGATACTGTTTTTCACTTGATGACTGCAAAAACTTTTGTAGATTCTGATGCAGAAGCTGAACTAGATATTCATATGAATAATATGGTAAAGCATTTATGCTACGCTGTAGACAAAATGGATATTGATAAAAGAATACCAGGAGAGACAACAATGAAAGGAATTAAGAGATTTCATGATCATAAGAAAAAATGGACAGAAGTTCCATATGATATTAAATATGGTGGAGCAGGTGGGTCAATGAGAACTCCGTGTCTGGGACTTATTTTTCCTGGAGAAAAATACAGAGACGATCTTATTAAATATAGTATAGAATCATGTCGTTTAACACATAATTCGGCCATTGGATATTTAGGAGGAATAACTTCTGCTTTATTTACGGCTTTCGCCCTTGAAGGAATAGATATTAGGCAATGGGGATTTAAGTTAATGGAACTTTTAGAATCTGACCGAATAGATAAATATATGAAAAGTACTCGAGGTTTTGAAGAATATGATAGAGATAAACATATTTTTATTGCTCGTTGGAAACAGTATTTGGATGATAAATTTATTTTAGAAGGAGATGGGTTGTATAAAATGAAAGATCCTATTATGAATGTTGCTCAGCGCAGTCGATATTATTATATTAATTTTAGAGAAACAACTTTGAGTGATTTTGTTGGATCAGGAGGAGATGATTCTGTTATTATAGCATATGATTGTTTATTAGACGCAGGAGATATTTGGGAAAAATTAATTATTTATGCGATGCTTCATATTGGAGATACAGATACAACTGGATGCATTGCGGGAGCATGGTATGGAGCATTATATGGTAAAGGTGATATACCGAGACATATGTTTGAAAATATAGAGTACAAAGATTTACTCGAGGAATATGGAAATAAATTATATTCTCAGTTTTCAATTAGGCTATCACCGTAATAGAAATTAAATAAATTTAATTATTTTATTAGATTGATTTAGAAAATGTTTTTAATTCTTCAAAAGTTCTATCTCCTTGAAATGGAATTATTTCATTATCTTTAATGGCGATAACTGTTGGGAAACCGTTTAAGAATGTGCATTTTTTACGCTCATCATTTTCACATAGAATTCTCTCGGGTGTGATAGTTTTTTCATTTTTCGTTTCTTCTTCGCAGTCCCACGCTGGAAGGAATGTTTTAGAATGCCCGCACCAATTAGCATAGTAAAGGACAATCTTAGATCCTGAATTTGATTTTGATTTTGAAGAACTTGATAAAATAATAGCAATTGAGATAACTGCTAGGACAATAGCCAGAATATATGTTTTGTTTATGCTGGTGTTCATTATATATATATATATATAGATATTTTTTAGACTGGTTGATCTTTTTTAAAAGATATAAAACCCTTACAATAGCGCAGTCAATAATAAAAATTATATAGAAATATAAAAGTTATCACTGAATAAGTTCAATGAATCCACGAATATATTAGCTAGAGAACTATAGAAATTATTAATCTGTCAAAATTTTTTCTTAGGATACTAATATATACATTTAGAATGTCAGAATCAGTTAACCACGCTGCCAGACGAGTTTTATTTAATGATTCCAGAGGAGGATTATTCGCAAAAGCATACTTCAAACCCTCTAATGTTAGAGCTATGCAAGCTGTAAATGAGAGCGATCCCAATTCCCTAGGTGATTTAGAGACACAACTTATGCTTCCTAAATTTAATGAATTAAAAAAATTAGACAGAATGAAAGATAATGATGTCCATTACGAAATTACCGATATTATCACAAGAGCTGCTTTATGGCATCGCGAATTTGACAAACCTGCCGAACGTGGCACACGTGTCGAAAGTATTCGCAAGGCAATTGAGCAATACGTAAATGTATTAACTGCCGAAGATCCATCAGCTGTCAGAGATGTATCCAAGGCCAGAGACTTTGATGCAGTTTTGACTGTTGATAGTGGTTCTGGTGCCATTGCGCCAGTTTACCAGTCTCTTGCTGGACTCCGTGTTCGCGGAACCGTTTCTCATCTTTCTGCATTACATGCAGTTGCATTAGCGACAGTATCAGCTGGCCACACTGCTCGTAAAAGCAGTGACCAAGTTGTTGATGATGTCAAAAATGCTGTTTCCAGATACTCAGGAGGAAAACTTGACACACTTGGAGAGGAAATTTACGAATCTGCCGGCATAGAAAGCCGCGGCAATGGAGCTGCTAGCCGTAATGTTATATACTCTGTCAAAGATGTAGTTAATCAACGTGATATGGGTCTTTCTGGAGATGATAGACGTAGAGTTAAAAATTACATGAATGAATCTGCAAAGAAAGTCGTTCTTGATAGATTAGTTCAACTCGCTACTACACTAATGGCTGAATCTAACCCATCTGATAGAGCCAAAGAAATGTACGCAAATCTCGGACCTGTTGTGAAAGCAATGAATGAACCTCTTGTCAATGCTGTACATGATGCTTCTAAAAGAGTCGTTATGGAAAAATTCCCAAGATCGCATGTTAGAGCATCTGAAGAATCTGCAGTTGAAGTATGGCAAAAAGCTTTTAAAGACATGAGTTCTTTTGATAAAGAAACAAGAGATCTTTTATCTCAACTTTTATCTCTTTACAAAGTAGACCAATACGGAGGAGAAACCGAAATTCCTTCTACTGAATGGGATAGAGAACTCTCTCGTGCAGATCTTCAAAATTACCGCATTAACCTCAAAAAGGATCGTGCCGGATCTACTCATACTGTTTTTGAGAAACTTATTCCTCGTCTTCCTTCTAAAATTAAAGGCGTATGGTATACTAAACCTAACGGAACTAGAGAAAGAGTTGATCTTACAAGATGCACCGAAAAATCTAATTTTTTAAGACAGTTGTATCATGAAGTATATAACCCTAAAAACGGAGTACTTACATCTCCAGTTTCTGTATGTGGTCAAAATGTTGATGTTCCTACCAAACATGCAGATGCTGGTAAATTAGAAGAAGATAAGGTTCATTACGATATCCCCAATCTTGTTCGCAGTCGTCTTTACGCCGCTAAGAGTGCTGCTACAGCCCCAATTGCCGCACCTGAACCTGTAACACCCGCCGCCACAGCCGAAGTTGATTCTCCAAGAGTACAAGGCGTTGTTGATCTTATCACAAGAAATACATGGCTTCGTTCATCATCTGGTACTCTTTACAGAGTTGATAAAGATGGCAAACATATAAAATATGGATCTAAAGATCAAACTACTCAAGACCTTCTTCAACTTAAGAACAACTGTTACACAACTCTTGTTAATGGTGCCGATAATAAAGAATGTGAAGATTATGTTTTCAAATGTCTACTTAACGATGACAGTAACTCTATGGAACAATGTTTGGACAAACTTTCTAAAGAAAATTTCTATGAGGGTGCCATGAAAGAAATTAATAATATGCATCCTCTTGTCGCTCTTCGTACTCTTGAGAAATTTGGATTCCAATCTATTCTTGGATATGACGAAACCGCCAGAATGAAAATCAGAAAAGTTCAAAGTGTAGAGGATTGGATCCAAAACTATATGACCAAGAAATTCACTAGTTCCGATGTTCAAAAAGTTATTTCTGGAGGTAGTCGCAACACTCGCCTCATTGAATACTTAAGACTTGTTTCAGAGTTTGTTAACAGAAATCCCACTCTTCTTAACAAAGGCTTTAATGGTGAAACTGACGAAACTACTGGTAAATTCAAACAATCCGCATTGGCATCAAGCCTTGGAATTGAAACTCGTGTCGAACCAAACGCCAAATCTGCCCCCAGTGTAGAACTCAATCTTCTTCAAAAACACATGAAGACTAGTTTCCATGGTGCCACTGCATCCCGTACTCCCTTTGATCTTAGCAATCCTTTTGGAGGAATCGGTGCAGGATTCCCATCAGGAATGGGTATGATGCGTGGAGGTGGTGGTTCACTTACAGATGCGCTTCACATTGAAGAACTTGTAAGCAGAGTTAAGAGCAGCAAGGCTGTTATTGGAGGCGAGTTACTTAGAGATCTTCTTAGTAATGCTATCTCAAGCCTCGAATCTAGAGGAAAACATCTTGATAGCAGTCAAAGAGAAGAAATTGAAGGAAACCTTGACAAGGTAATCCAAATGCAAGATAAGTTATCTGAAGTTGCGAACTGTATTAACGAATACATTACAATCTTGGATTATTTCAAAGACTACAACAATGATACTCTTGACCTCAAGAATCTTAAACAAATGGTCAGTCGTAGAGGATCTCTTATGGAGAAATTGAAACGTTCAGAGACCAATATGGTTACAACTCTTCAAGCGATTACCAACATCAACGATGAATCTGGTGTAGGACAAGAACATAGACCTATTGCTACTAATTAGATTTATACTTATACTTGAACATAAACAACATAAACAATTTAAAATTATTTATTAAAACCTTTCTTTAATTTAGAGTAAATGATTGTTAAATGCAATCATTCATTCTGTTAAAAATATTTACTAAAATCAATTTATAATTAATATTTAATTATGTTGTGAAAACTATGCCACTTAATCCATTCGATATTCGCAATATATTATATGTGACAGCATACATTCTTAATTTAGCTGCATTATTAAGAATAATACTTTTGTCAGCTTTTAATTGAATATCCATATTATCTATTTTACTCATATTACATGGACCACTCGGCTGATATATTTCAGGGTATAAACAAAATGAATAGACAAAAATCCCGGGCGCAAGAGAATTGTTATGGTTTTGATATGGTTGAATTTCACTAAAATATCGAGAATCTCTTCTACTTACTCTATCGTGACCATTTAATGTAATAGTTTGATTAAGAATTAACCCATTTCCGATATATTTATTACCTTTATATTTATAACTATTTGTAAAATTAAAATGATCGTTATTTCGCGTTGTTGTTAAGTATTCACTTTGAGCTACCCAAATAACTTCTTTACATGGATGTGAAAAACCCAATTTAATTCTCATATATGTTGAATCTAATAATTTTTCTCCACTATACTGAATCTGTTCTATTAAATATTCATGTTTGCTTTGAATAAATTTTAACCTTTCTACTTCATCTAAATATATATACTCGACCAATAGAAAGCAATTTTTAATATTTAAATTATGAATACGAGGAAATAACTGAACTTTTTCTTTGGTATTAATAATTGGCATAGATTCATATTTACTATCGATGCCAAGAATATTATATTTTGCATATTTACTTGATCTAATTTCAGTCTTAATATCACCTGGATCTATTGTATCTGGAATACTCTGAAATTCATCTTTACTTATCCGATTATAATACAATTTATTTTCTATTTTATCAAAATAAATAAATTGTCCAGAAGCAATAGTTCCATCAATATTCTGTTCTATATATTCGAAAGGTTTATAATGAACAATATTTTCATAAATTTTTATATAATTTTTTGGTGCATTAATGTAGCATTTTTTAACTTCATTGATCTCCATATTTATTTTTACTTCGTTATATTGTAAATTTAAAATGGGTAAAGCAAGTCCATCCTTTCTGCAGAACCAAAACTGCAATGGAACATATATTCTAAATGTGCTTTTTTTATCTGTAAATGAGGTAATCTCTGGAATATCTCCCAGCATTGTATTTAAACCCTTATTTTTTGCTGTTGTTAATTCACTCCATATGTGCAGCCATTCTCCATATTGTTTATCTATTGATTGTCCACCTATCTCGATTTCAACACTTTTAACTAGTGCATAACCTAATCTTTTAACCCATGCAAATCTTAATTTTTCACTTATAACACCGTCTTCTTTAAGAAGTGGTATAGAAGGCAAATCAAAAACGATATGCATTTTTCTTATTAGATCACCACTTCTCGAAATAGTCGCAGATACTTTGGAACCGAAATTAGGGTCTGTGGAAAATTTTTGAGGTATTATTTCAGTAGAAAAATTAGTATGTCTTCTATAAACAGTCTTAAAATATGTTATTTGCGGGTCTTTGGTTAAAAATATATCTTGAACTCCATATGCCACTAATTGAATCAATCCGCCAGTCATATCTATATAGTACTGTTTGAAAATTTTAAAATGAACACATCCTTAAATTAAACGATGGCTTATGTAATCAATAAACATCGTAAAAAGATGAAATAGAATGATATTGTTAGAACTTTTTTAAAAATTACACATATACCCACCCCACCCACCTACCCACGGTATGAACGAATATGATATAAATGTCTACATTGTGCGACATGGAAGAACTGAAAAAAATCATTGCAAAGAGTTAGATCAATTAAGTACTGATAAAAACTCGAAGCTTGATCACGTTGGAAAAGTCCAATCAATAAACGTAGGTCAATATTTTCATTTTACTAAAGATATTGGTAAATTAGTGGCTGTATATGTAAGTCCTAGATTGCGAACATTTCAAACCGCAGATTTGATATTAACATACGCTGGAAAAGGAATTGATATTGAAACAGATCAAAGATTGGTTAAAAATGAAAAATCTCTTAAAATAATTCAGTCTAAAATAATAGAACTTTTTTCGGATATTTACAATAAATATAAAAAAATTGGAGGATGTGTATTGCTAGTTACGCATAATCACATAATTGATGCATTATATCGCATGCATAATGAAATTAGTGAAGATGAAGATTTGCAAGTAGATAACTGTAGTATTAGCTGTGTTAGTTTAAAAAATGGGAATGTAAATTCTGTATTTTGGAATAAAAAAGTCCACCTAAATTTCGATTTAGTAAGTTAAATACATACTGTCATTTTATCATCATCATTGTATGTTTCATTAATATTACCATATCCCATAGATGTGTATGGTAAAACTGAATCAACTCCGTCCAAATATATATGAGCTAAATATCCTCCTTGTTGAACAAATTTCATGTCTGTATTATATGATGAATACGGATATTCGTATGAAAATAAATCATTCTTTGCAATATCATTTATCAAATGGCTCATTTTTTTGTTTACTAAAATATACGAAATATTATATTTTAAACTAGGTCTAATTTTATTTATATTATCCATGAAGATTATGTTAGTAATATTGAAGACATTTGACATCGATATCAAATCTATAAATTGAGAATTGTTAATATTATTTGGATGCATTTTAAAAATATGACATCTTTTCTTGAGTTCATTTGATTTATAAGAATGATGCATACTAACAATATCATTTAGTAAAATTTCTATTGTATTTGGATCATATTTAACTTCATCGTGTACATTATAAGATTTTTTATGATCTATTGGAAATGAATACCCATACATATTAACTTTATCAATAGTTGGATAAGTATCTAAGAGGAGCATTGTAAAATCTATACATGAGTCTCTATTATCATCAAATAGCAAAAATGTTTTACCAGATTGAAAAGGAAAATGCATTATATCCATATCTAAGAAAATAAAAATATAGTATAGTATAAAAGTAATATGAGTAATTGTACCCCTTATAGTCACAAAATTCGCGAATATATAATCCCTCCATTAAATATTTTCAAACCATTCTGTACTCCTACAGATAAAGCTAATATGTTTTTAGTTGCCCTCATGCGAACGATCATATGGTTTTCTATTTATAAAATTACGACACCATATATTTCAAAAAAAGGCCCTTGGATATATGTTAGGAATGGATTATATGGAATTTTTATTGCTAATATTATTTTTTTAATAATAACAACTTTACATAATGTAGAAATAATAATAGAAATAAAGCCTTCCAGTGAAATATTAGACATAAAACATGATCTTATATCAGAATAGTTTTTTAAGATATTTTTTAAGTTCTTTAAATTTAGATTTAGTTGAAATATTTTTAGAGTCGTCAGTTTTCCATATTTTGTTTTTTTGTTCTGGATGATCTTCTACAACAAAATAATCTCCTTGTTTATCATTAGAAGAATGGTAGTAAGAGTATTTGGGCAGATCTGATAATGAAAGCCCGGAGTCTTTAGGAAGAGAAGAAAATAACCTTTTTTCAATACCACTCTTTTTTTTAGTATTTAATAATTTCTTTTCATCACTATCCTTAAATTGACTATAATCTCTACTTAAATATTTATCAGTAATATTATTCATATTTTCTTTTTTTATATCGTATCCAGCCTTGCTCGTAATTCTATAGTATGAATGAAGTAAATTTTTACCACTTTTAGTAAATTCTCCATTCATACACCGATCTTCGAATATTTGAGGATTCGCTTTTTTTAAATCTCTTAAATATTTTTTAGCTTCTTCAAGTTTATACCTAATGCTTAATTTTTTTGAACTTGTAGTTTTCCATTTAATATCTCCAATTTCAACCGAAAATCTTTCACCATGTGATCCGTTCGGTTTTAAGTACCATACATATGTGGGTATTTCGTCGGGATTAATTCCGGATGATTTAGGTAGTTTTATGGTTCTTTTTTTCTTTTTCTGGTTTTTATTTTCTTCTTTATCGATGTTATCATATATTAAATTATCTCTTCTATTGTCAAGTCCATTTCTATTTATATGAACAATCGGAATATTTTCTCTAGTACGATTGCCTTCTTTATGCGCTAAAGCCATAACTATATCATGTACAAATATTTCTTTGGTTTTATCGTCATGTGTATGCACGCATGATATAAAGTCCAATTGATTACATTTCCAAGATTTATCTAATCCTTTAAAATACTTAAAATCTTTCCAATTTAGGACCATGGGTTTTTTTTCATTTTTGTAAGCGATCTCTATCACTGCATATTTGTTTTCTTTATAAGATATCTTTTTATATTTAAGACCCATCTATAATATAGGGAGCGAAAAAATTGAATATCCTATCCATTGTTTAATCCATAGGAAATTGAGACATACATCTATCCTGGTTTCGAATAAATCATAATGTCTACTTTTACTATTTCACCCAATCTCAGAATTGCTCTCAGTGCCCATGCACTGCAATTTCATAACAGCTGGAAGGTAAATCAGGCTCCACTCGCACCTCTTCTTGGAGCATTGGGAAACCAATTTCTCCTCCTAGACGAAAAGGAGGAGAGAAACGCTTTTGAGGACACTCTATTGTCACATGGAACTCTATGTGACGATGTAACAGAGATGGCGTTTCTTACGGCACAGTTCCTTAAAGAGCATGGTGACGTTGCTGGCAGTGAACGTGACATTGTTCAGATTTTCACAGAGCGTCTTACTTACCGCGTTATTAAGGAGCATGATGGCTCCTCTATGTTTCGCCAGCATACTGTTCTGGATCCAGCAAAGGCGCTGATGGGAGCCGAGGCAGTCGCAATTAAGAATCGTATTGGCTATTTCCGCAACAAGTTGTTTGGCACTGCTAAGAAGCTTGATGCTGATTCCGCATCATGGTCTCGCCGCAAGTCGAACTTTATCAACTGTCACTTTGCTCCTCTGGTAATTCGCCTTGTCGAACTATCTGACGACCTAGTTGACAAGGTTCGCGAGACTCTTGCTGCAGCCAAAGATGCAGGTACATCTCAGTATCAGGAACGTGCGGAGAAGGAGTCGGATACTACACCCGACGAGCCAGAGCCAGAGCCAGAGCCAGAGCAAAAGCCAATTCAAACTCCGGTTGTGAACATTTTATCTCACCCGTCTTCACAGAATCTTTCTCATCCCCCCATGCAGCAGCATCTGCAGCAGCATCAGCAGCAGCATCAGCATCGTCCTCCACCTCCCATGCATCCTTCAATGAGTATTGCATCAGTGCCGTACCCTATTAGAATGACACCTCAAGGCCCAGTAGCACTGCTGCATACACAACATGGAATCATTGCGGTGCCATTTCTCCCTGGGAACTATGTGCATTGATCGACTGGGTTTGATTAGTTGCATAGAATTGGAATAGAAGCACATATGCTCTTTTAATTCTATTTTTACTCATAAAAAAATGTCATTTATTTGATATATAAATTATTCTAAATTTATATATTCATAATCGGTCTTTGTTACATTCCATGGAGCTCTGCAAAATAAGCATATTGCTTTTGGTTGTTTTTTGGTCCACATATTATGGCATAGTTTATGAACATTTTTACCACACGAGTATTTACAATAATCCAAATCATCGCCATTTTCTAAATCATCCAAACACACTGCACATAAATCATCAAGACTTCCTTGTTTAACTGTAATTAATATTTTTTCTTTATCAACTTTTGATTTTTTATATTTTACTGTGTACTCATTGCCAGCTGTTAGATTTATTGTTATATTTGGAATATTATTGAACATTTTTTGTAATTCATTATTATCATAATAATCAGAATCTTCATTGTCTATATGTACTTTCATAACTCTGATAAGAACAAAATAAATATGCTTGCATCTTTTGTGCCTTGTTTGATAATCTGGACACGAACATTCCGGAATATTTTTAATATCAACAGTATATACATTTCCAGTTGTTCCCATAACATCATATTTGCGAATGTATTCATCATTTTTTGTATTATGGCATTCAAGAAGAAAAATTTTTTGTGTTTTGCCTCTAATCTTTCTTGACTGGTTCATATACTTTATTATATTTATTTTATTAGTTAGGGATACAGAGTATGTAACAATCAAATTTTTTAGCGTGTTAGTTTTAATAAATAATAATACTGATTAATATAGAAATGCCTGGCGGATTAATGCAGATAGCTACATATGGAAGTCAAGATCTATATTTAACAGGTACTCCGGAAATAACCTTTTTTAAAGTAGTATATAGAAGACATACTAATTTTTCAACGGAGTCGATTGAAATACAATTTGATGATAATGTTAATTTTGGCGAAGAATCGTCTCTAACAATTCCCAGAATAGGTGATTTGATAAGCAAAGCTTATATAAAAATAGTTATTCCTTCAATGGCTTTAAAAAGAGTTATTGATACTGAAAGGACTGCTGACATAAATACTAAACTCGGTGAATATGAAACCGCTGTTTCTAATTATCACGTTGTATTAGATTATATGGGAGTTATGATGGAAGCTTTTCGTCGCGGTCATGAACAATATACTGCAGACAACACTCTTATATCAGATGAATTATATGACGAAATAATACAATATTTTACTGATAATACGGATTTTACGACTGAAATAGCTGCATACATTAATGTTATTCCAAGCGATAATAACGGTAACCTAATGTTTATCGAAGATAAAAGTAACATGAAGACGGTATCACTACCTTATGATGGCAGTACAGAAGATAAAAGTGTATTATATAAAGAATTGGAAAGCGCAGTTTTGTACTGTGAAACAGTTCAAAAATATTTTTTTGAACAAACTGTTATAAAAAAAGCATCTTATTTAGATGCTCAAAGCCCATATCTTAAATTTGGATGGGTTGATAAATTAGGACATTCTATTATTGATTATGTTGAAGTTACAATAGGCGGTCATGTTATTGATAAACATTATGGAGATTGGCTTAATATATGGCATGAACTCACTTCAAATAATAACAAAAAGATTTTATACGATAAAATGATAGGCGACATACCAATTTTAACTAATTTTAATAGAGATATAAAGCCAATATATGAACTTTATATTCCTCTTCAATTTTGGTTTTGTAGAAATAATGGACTAGCTTTACCTCTGGTATCTTTAGAATATCATGAAGTAATGTTTAATGTAAAGTTTAAAGATTTTAATGAATGTTGTTATGTAGAAAATGATAGTGATAAAGGAATATATATTACAGGTCTTGATCAAACTTTAGTATTGGGCGAACTAACACCAGATGAAGGTATTTATATAGAAGCATCAATGCTTATAGACTATGTTTATTTAGATTCTTTAGAAAGGCGTAGATTTGCACAAGCATCGCATGAATATTTAATTGAACAAGTTCAGATTAGAGAATTTAATGACGTGTCATTGTATAAATTTAATTGTCTTTTAGATTTTAATCATCCATGCAAAGAACTTATATGGGTTGCTCAAAAAATACCTTACACTGAAAATATAAATGGTCATACTAAATGCCATTGGCATAATTATGGTTCAGAAGACAATGGAACCAATAATTTAGTTCAAAATGCATCGATAGAATTTAATGGCTATGAAAGGGTTCCTAAAATGACTAATTTTTATTACAATTATCTTCAACCATTAATGCATCATAGTAAAACTCCATCTGACGGAATTAATGTTTACTCTTTTTCTTTTAATCCAGAAGAACATCAGCCATCCGGGCAATGTAATATGAGTAAAATTCCGAAAGTTGTAATGTATATTAATTTTAATAAAGAAGTGTTTGTTAATGCTCCTGATCCAGATAGAGTTATTAATTTTAGAATATATGCAGTAAATAACAACATTTTGCGTTTTATGAGTGGGATGGCTGGCTGTGCATATACAACTGGATAATTGAATTGCGCCTATATCATAAATATTTTTTATTATTTAACGTTAAGTAGAGTTATATAATAATTATGGTTGGTGGCATTTTAGAGTTAGTCGCTAGAAGCGTCGAAGACGTTTTTATAATAGGTAATCCACAGATTACACTTTTTAAAGTTGTATATAGAAGATACACCAATTTTTCACGAGAAGAAAAAAAACTCAAATTTAATAATAAAGTAGATTTTGATACAAAATGCACATGTCGAATAAAAAGATTTGGTGATCTAGTCCATAAACTTCATTTAGTTATTGATATCCCAGGTATAGATATTCGATATAAAATTCTTAAAATATCTACGATTAAATCTATGTTAGAAGCTTATGGTATTATTTGGACTCTAGACGATGGAGATGCGTTGACAAGTCCTATAACAGATGATCATATGGATCAGATAGAAGAATTAATTAATGCCAAAATAATAGAGCTAGAAACTCTTAGAGATGAAATAGATAATTTAGATAATGAAGAAGATATACTTGGAGCTTTAGAACAGATTTTTACAGACAGTGAAATAACAGATAATGAGTTTTTTTATGCTGCAATTAGCTCAATAATGACCTATTATTCTGGATCTGTTGTATATAAATTTATAGAATCGTATAAAAATGATGCAATAGCTGAGGAAGATAATAGTATTATAACTATATCAGATCTTAAAAATGAATTATATCTACGTTATCGCAATATAATATATGATTCTGTTGAAAATTTTTACAGAGAATCATCGTATACAGATGAAAATATTCTATTTATTAATGTTTTAGAAAGAGGGAAGTTTTCTATATCAACAATAGATTTAGGTATTGATAGCAGTACCTTTTTTAAAAATAAAATAAATGAATTATATACAAATAATATTAATCTTGATGAGAATACATACACAGTGCATGATTCGTACAAAATATTTGATCAATATTTAACAAATAAGAACGTTATTATTAATAATATATATGAACCGGCGGTAATTAAAACAAATATTCAAGACCATGTCCTTTATGATATAGGTAAAAATATCCAATTTTTATTGAAAATTTATAATAATCTTGGATTGGCGTATAGATTTATGTTCTATAAAAGATATTCATATGATTCACCTTCAGACTCATATGATACAAGTGAAAATTTTGTTAATATTTCCACATCAAATATTTCAAAGTTTAATGATAATTTTACTAATAATTTTACAATTGAAAAAATAGAAGGCGAACCAGACGGAATAACACATTTCTATTCCGATTATGTAATTCCTACAATAACAACTTTTCATACTTCAAATCGTGCATTGTACCGAAAATCAACTTTTACAGATTACTATGCGAATAAAGAACTATGGTCAGCAATTGACATTAAAACATTATTAACTGTAGACGATGATTATTCAGATGCTCTTGAAAATGTCAAACTTCTTAATTTGATTCCACTAGTTGCCATTACAGACATATATTCTTCTATAAATAGTGTTCTAACAAATATTATGGAAATAACATCATCTGTTGACGATCCTCATATTATTGGAATTAAAAATATAACTATTGATAAAATTGATCCTATTAAAACAATGCTTTTATCCGAAATTATAGCATCTGATTTAGTATCAGATGCAGATATTAGTCAACTTGCAGAACTAAGCGACACTTATAAAAAAAGCACAGATGATATTATATTAACGGGACTTTTTACTCCTTATAAATATTTTTCGTATGCAGGATCGAGTTATAATGTTATGGAATATCTTAAAAGAATATATTTGGGAAATCTACTCGATGCGTTTCTTGATTATA